TTACAATCAGATGGATGCTTATTTCCAAGTCAATGGTGTCAATGAGACTATGTTACCAAGCACCACTTCCAACATGGAGAGGGTATCACCAGACAATCCAAAAGCAGAAATGCAGACTCCTTATGAAATAGGCAAGTCCTTACCAAAGGAAATGCCACTAATAGAACCCTATCACAAGATATTCGACATGGAGGACCTGCAAGAGCTACGGGGTTTCACCGGGGAGTGGGTTGTCTCTGTGATGGAAGAGGGCACTAGAGTGAAAGTAACTAGGAAGTCGAATAGGATAGAGGTCAAGGATGACGACAATGAGGATGTTGGCACAAGCGATGGTATGAGAAGCTCCCTTAGAAAAATAGGGAAGAACAACTATGTCATGGACGCTGTGCTTAACAGCTCTGGTTTGCACATATTCGATATCATGCACTACGATGATACTGATGTTACTGATATGCCTACTAGGGAGAGGATAAAGCTACTACGTGGGCAGTTTGATAGCAATGAGGACGTTTTCGTGCCCGGACCCTTCAATCTGAAAGTCACCGATGATGATGGTTTGAGCGATGCGATAAAATTCCTACAGAGGGAGAATAAGGACTCAAAGCTACTACTCAGGGATGCTAAGTCCACTTACATGAAGGGAGAAGAGAAGCATCCGAAGTGGATATTGATGACTAAATCCGATGATGACTACCATGTGCCATTTGGTATGGAGATAGATGGGGAGGTCTTCATACTGCACTTTGACCATGACATACTCAAGTATGACATAGTGGAGGATAGCTTGGAAAATCCACGTTCGGCTTTGGGTGGCCTCAAAGACCGGGACTACACGATGATACTAGCAAAGAGTCTGGAAAAATACTGGGAGCCCGCTTTCCAACAGATGCTCAAAGCGGAAAAAAAGAAAATAAAAGAAATCGTTGAAGAAGATGAAGACGATAAAGAAGAGGATGAGGGTATAAGCGAGGAGGATGCCAAGAGAATAGGCAGACAGAGCGGAGGCGTCCTAAAACCAAATGAGGACCAGAATATTCTTCTCAAACCTAGCACTCTAGAAGCCTTGGAAAAAATAGAGAAAATCCTAGATACTCTAGAAAAAGGACATTTTCCAATGACAGCGGGTAAGGGTCTAGGGGTAGACGTTGGTAGTGACATAGATAGTCCTAGAGGCCCCACTAAGTTGGCTAATGAGGCAACTCTACCGGATTATGACATGAAGGAAAGACCAGAACAAGACCCTGAAAAGCCGGAAGACTATCCAAAAAGAAAGAAAATAGCCTCTCGGTCTAACGATTCTTGACTTTGTAAAATATATTTTTACATGCGCTTAATTGATATAGCATTGCTTCGCATTTCTTCATTAGTGTGCTGTCACAAGAGCGTCTCTATGGTGTTGATGAGTCCATTGGACTCCTTAAGGCTGGCAATGACCTCGTTGTTGCAGGATACGCTAGTGTGGAGCTAGTAGACAAACAAGGCGATTTAATCACAAAGGAGGCATTGAAGGACGGATTTCGGAAATTCATGAGCGACCCGAAATACAGAAACGTCCAACTAGCGCACTCAAATATACAGGTAGGAGAAGTAGTACCATCATACACAGATACAGAAGGGAGGTTATGGAAAAGCGAAGTTGACGATGTTGGCATGTTTGTGGTTATACAACTTAGAGACGACATCGAAAAAGCACGAGAAGTTGCCGCCGAAATCAGGAAAGGCAAACTACGGGGATTCAGCATCGGAGGACAAGCATTCAAGCGAGTCAGGAAGAGCGACCCAAGACACGGCGACTATCAAGAAATCAGCAAGCTTGAGCTTCATGAAATCACAATTTGTGAAAAAGGGATAAATCCAGAAGCGACATTTAGAATTCTAAAGCAGGAGACTGACTCAGAAAACACAGAAGAAAAGGTGAAAAAAATGACAGAAGAAAATGACATGCAGACACAGTTGGGCGATGTTCTTGCTCGACTAGAAACTAGGCTTGACAGTATGGAGAAAGCAATGCCTCCACAACTGAAAGAAGCCATGAAAGACAAGAAGGATGACAAGGACGACAAAGATAAGGCCATGGCAGACAAGAAAGATGATGACAAGGATGAGAAGATGTACGCAGATGAAGCTAAGAAATCTGATGAATACTCTGACGTTATCTCATCTGAGTACCTTGACTGGATGGAGAACACTCTGAAGAGTGCCGGAGTCGATGTCGCAGGAGCTAGGGGTCACTTTGACGACCTAGCAAAAGCCAACCTTGGTTCCACTCCTGAAGAGTTTGACCTAGATTACGGTCAGACCCCTAACAGAGAGTCGGAAAACGGCAAGCCTTCGACGAACGCCATAGCAAGACTAGGTGGAAAAGGAGAGAAGAAAGAGGTTAAGAAATCCGACTTCCTAACTCCAGACCTAGTATCAGAGGCAGATGTAGAGGCCGCATACGAGGTATACAAGGCTGCAGCTATGGAGCAAGAGTTCAGGGGTTCACTAGAATCCCGATTTGCAGACAGGTTTGCTGCTGAGAGAGCAGAGGAAATCGCAAAAGCAGAGGCAGCTGCATACGATGCACGTGGTCCTCTTGACGAGGTAATGAAGGCTCTCGGCGCCCTCAATGAGCGAATCGACAACATAGGAACAGTCGAAGCTGGTACTCCAATCGCTAAGAGCGAGGCAGAGCCAGCAGTAGAAATACCCTCCACAGTAGACATGCACAGAATGTCATGGGATGAGGTTCACGCCCTAGCAGATAAGGCATTTAGAGGAGAGTGAGATATATGGCAAGAAATTACGTACGAACAATAACAGACATGGAGCGCTATTACTATGGCGCCGGGAACGCAATGGGTTACTCCTACTCAGGTAGCGAGCTACTCAAGGCTGACAGTCCTATGCTGTCCACAACTGCTGGTACATACCAAGCAATTTACGGGCGCAAGGTCTGGTCGCAACTGAACCAAGAGTTCAACGCATTCAGCATCCTACCCAAGAAGCCTTGGGACAGGTCAGGATGGAGAGTCATCACAGGCAAGCCAAACGGCGGTGCCCTACATGGCGGAGTTGCAGAAAACGCAACACTGCCAGACACAGTGAAGCCTACCTTCCAGCACGTAGCTGCAAAACCAAAGACGGTCGCACACACGTTCGACATGTCCGAGACAGCTATCTTCCTAGCAGACAGAGACGACGGATTGGGAGACATCCGCTCAGTCCTAAAGGAAGAAATGGGCAAGCACCACGCTGAGATGGTCAACAAGATGCTTCTAACAGATGTTACCACTGCAGCAGCTAACAACTTTGAGTCGCTGGACAGAGTTACCACTGGAAACACATCAATGACCTCTGGTACCCACTACGACGCTGGAGATGAGGACATCTACTCCATCGACAGAAGTGCTAACACATGGGCTTTCGCAGAAGATGAAGCTAACAGCTCAAGCACAAACAGGACACTATCCCTAGACCACTTGGACACATTGTTCCAGCAAATCTGGGAGCGCGGTGGAAACCCCAAGGTCATCCTAACAGGATATGACACCCTAATGAGGCTACAGCAGTTGCTACAGTCCCAGCAGAGGTTCATGGAAGAGAAGAGAGTTACCCCAACCTACAACGGTGTAAAGGGTGTCCCCGGTGTAGAGGCAGGGTTCATCGTGGCAACCTACAACGGTGTACCAATCATCCCAACCAAGGACATGCCAAAGGACAGCCTAAGCAGGATGTACTTCCTAGACACAGACTACGTACACTTTAGCACAGCTATTCCTACGCAATACTTTGAGAGCGGAATTGAGACTGGTGACCCATTCGCCATCAACAGACTAGGACAGGAAGGACTGTACCGAACTATGGGCGAGATATGGACCACTTTCTTTGGAGCGCACGGGAGCATTCGTGACCTAAAGTGAGGTTGCAGAGGAGATAAAAAAGAGGTGAAATGATATGGCAGCAACAACACACAGAGGAATAACATACACGACAAGCGGCAGCGCAACTACCACGGTCAACCTAGACCTTGGTCTATGGGCTGGTAGCGACGTAGACGAGACACTATGGCTCGACGGACAGGCAACCGCTGGTTACCCCGGTAACCTAGACGGTTTCCAAGCAACTAACACACAGGTGACCGACAGAAGGAGTCCAAGACTTCTCGCTGTTACGATGAACAGCGCTCTAGCCGAGGGTGAAACACTAACCCTAAGCGGCGAGTGCAGCAAAATCTTGACAGTGGTAGGACAGCACGCAGACGCAACTGCTAACTTTGCAGTGGTAAAAACCAGCGACCTCGTGCTTACCTTCGACATAGAAGCGACAACTGACGGTACTACCAACGACACGAGCGGAGCAGAGCTACTGCTCATAGTGGTCTGAGGTGGTCTACTTGCCCAGTCTTAGGTATAATGGCAAATCCTTCTACGCAAGGAGCCCCGATGCATACATGCCTGACTTCACCAGAGGTGAGGTTAGGGAGGTTTCGCAGGGATGGGTCGATACTTACCGAAGATTTCTGGTTGAGCCATCTTGGACACTGCTTGGGGATGAGCCTCCTCACCACGATGAGGGTGGGGACGGCATCCCCGACAGTAGTTGGAGAAGGCCCGAAATAATGTCTTGGTTGGCTGAAAGAGGCATAGTTCCCACAGCGACATACACCACAAAGAGCGGCGCTTTGAAATTAGTTGAGGATTATCTAAATCCTGAACCGGCAGTAGTAGCACCAGTCGAAGAAGAGGTAGTAGAGGCCCCTCCAGTGGAGGAAGTCTTAGAAGAGGCAGCACCAGTTGAAGAGCAAGAATTGACAGAGGAGTGATGAAAAAATGGCATTTGAGAGTACAATAGACACAAGACCACACGTAATGGGTAACCTACTAATGGTTACTGGGACCTTCACAAACGGCGGTAGCGATGCAGGTGGAAGCATAGACCTCTCTGGTCTACTAGCTGACATAGTAGCCTGTAACGCAGTTGCAGGAAGCAGCACCGCTGGTACAGGGGCTGGAGTCGATGGGGTGTTCGCACTCATTAACGGCACCAGTCTAGTCATTCAGAATGTGAATGGACAAGACGGTACATGGTTTGCTATGGGACACCGCAGTTAAGGCGGTGACCTAAATGGCTAATCTAACACCGAAGTACAAAGTCGTGGGACCCTTCTCACCGAAGGAGTTCAGTGACACGTCTACGTTGACAACGACCATTGCTTCGGCAGTGGGTACGTTGAGTGATGCGTCGAGTACGACTAGTCTAATTGCCTCGGACCCTTTCATGGTCTTGGGCAATGTTTACATTCTGGTAACATACGTTTGATGGTGAGGGGTATGAATGGGTTTCGATTTGCAGACTCTCGATATTGACGACATCGAAAGGGCTCAAAAGCAGAACATTCGTTCAGATACTCATTATCAGGCTAATGTAGTGGTTGATGAAAAGAATCCCCTAAAAGGGGCGATTCGCAAGCAAAGAGCAAATGCCAAGAAAGCCGCCGATGTACTCAATATAGGCTCAGGCACTCGATGTACGCACTGTGGTCTTCTCCACTTTATGTGGAGAGAAACCTGTGGCTCCTGTAGAAAACCCATGAACTATAACATGGGGGTCAAAGAATGACATTTCAGTATTCTTGGGATTTTCTCAAAGCCAAGAAAAAGAAGAAGAAATCAAAAGCTGGTACAAAATTTGTTAGACTACAAGACCGCACTGGTCGTGGTGGAGCAAAACTTCAATCACTAAATCAATATTTAACTGATATGGCTAAGGGTATATATCTACGAGATAAAGCTCCAAATTTGGGCCCTGAAATTTTCAAAAGACCCGCAGATGTGCCACCACTCAAGGATGGACTTGATAGGTCCAAACCCAAAAATCAAATAATGATTGATAGACACTCACAAGCTACCAAAGAATACGAAAGAAAAATGAAAAATTATCGACATTTCTGGGACCAAGTTACTAAAATTAGAAGTAGGTTAAGGAGCAAATATGAAAAAAATGGTCATGATGCATTCATGAGGGAATTCAAGGGTTATGCAAAGCCAGCTTCTGAAGTAGGAAAACTAACTGGTGCAGAGTCAAAAGCTGCTAGAACTGGTAGAATGGATGCTTTGGATAGGCAATTGACCTCAGACCAAATGGAAGCTGAGAAACCAGTAGACCCTATTGAATATTTGAAAAACAGATTGGCTTCTAAGACGCCTGAGAGTGAAAGTGATGTCAATTCTTTGATGACGGGTTTGTTGAGTCAAATGGGCCCCGATGCTTTATCTGAATCTGAGCAAAAAGAATTAAGAAATGTTTTAACACAAAAGTATAACATACAACCAGAATCCATGGCTGATAAACTAAAGCGAGAGTTGAACGTAGAGCGTAGACAAGCAGAGGTGTTCAGACCTACCACAGAGGAAATGATGGCCGATTTGGATAAATTGCCTGAAGACATAGACTTTCAAACAGGGTCAAAAGCTCTCCTAGAAGGTTTTCAACCACAAGGAATGCAGGATATTAACAAAAAGGCTTTTTCTTTACTAAGTCTTATGAATCCCGAACAAAGAACTGACGATTCTTGGGGTAAGATAAGAAATGCTCTTGCTCAAAAATATGGTTTCGATGTCCCTGAAGCATCTCCAGCGGCCAACATAGCGGCCGCTAATCTAGTGAGAAATCCAATTCTACCAAAACCATCAGAGGAAAAACCACCAGTGATGCCACCGGAAGGTCAAATGACACTGGACCAGTTTGTGAAACCACCCACGAGAAAACCACCAGTGAGGGTTTCTAGACCTGTTCAAGAGAAAGTAAAGGAGCCCGCGCAATTAGCACAAGAACAATCTGATAGGCGTTTCGATGAGAGACAAGCGAGGACAGAACAATTCTTTGCACCTGAATCAACACCTGCGCCGAGCGATGAACTTACTGATGAGCAAAAGGCAAGAATAGCAGAAGCTTATCCTGATGTGCCAGCATTACAACCAAACATGCCTGACATATTCGATGCTAGTGGCAACCTTTCCCAGACAATACCTGAGCCCAGTCCTTCATCTCAAGGGGCTGGTTCTGCTGGTGTAATAGCTAATATATTCGACCAGATGATGGATAACTTTAGACGACAAGAAGGAGCTGGTCAATAATGCCACAGGTTTTCAGTCCCGGTGAGGCAGAGACA